TGTAACACAGCATCGTGCCCGAAGAACAGCAAGCACCAGTAACTCCCGTGGAGCCTGTTGCCCCTCAGCCTGTGGCTGATAGCTCCGATCTGGCCTCACAACTCGAAGCCCTCCGCGCAAAAAACCAAGAACTAATCTCCGAGCGCCGCAAAGACCGCGAAAACCGCGAAACCCTCCAAAAACAAATAGACAACTTTCGCACCGCCCAAGAACAAGCCAAAACCACAAAACTGGCCGAGTCGGGCGAGTTCAAAACCCTCTGGGAAGAAGCCCAACAAACTGTTGCCGAAATCAAGCAACAACTAGCCGCCAAAGAAGCCGAAGTAGACCAAGTTCGCCAAGGCTTCACCCAAGAACAAGTCAAATCCTCCGCTATCACCCAACTTTCCCACGCCGGTGCACTGGCACCCGATCAGCTGTATCGTTTATTGCAGGAGAACCTTCGCACCAAAGACGGTCAGCCTGTGGCTGTTGTCGGCGGCGTCGAAGTTCCGGTAGGCGAATATATCGCCAACCTGAAAAATCCAGGCAGTGGTTACGAGCATCATTTTGCTGCTACTAACCGCGCTGGTATGGGTGTCTCGGGCAGTGCCCGCGCCACCGCCCTTCCCGGCCAAAACAACCCCTGGTCCAAGGACGCCTGGAACATCACTCAACAAATGATGATGCTCTCCACCGACCCGGACAAGGCCCGCCTCCTCAAGGCAGAAGCCGGCCAACCCTAGCCCCTGTGGGGCATCACCCCAACCCTGACTCCACTGGAGCTAAATCATGTCTTCATTTGCCGGTAACTACGGCGCTGGTTCGACTTTCCTCTCGAACCTCGTCACCCGCCCCGAATTTCTTCAGTACACCGCCGAGGGCATCTTCGAGCAGTCGAAGTGGATCCAAAGCGGCATCGTGCAGCGCAACGCAGCCCTGGACGCCCGCTCCGGCGGCACTCGCGTCCGCGTGCCCTTCTTCGACCCCATCGCCCCGACTGAGACCCAAATCCTCAGCACCAACACCTGGGGCGGCGGTGGCGGCTATCTCGTTCCCTCGAACGTGACTGCCGACGAGCAGATCATGACCCTGCTCCACCGTGGCTTCGCCTATGCCGCTGACGATCTCAGCCAACTCGGCTCTGGAGCTGACCCACTGGCCCACGTCCGCAACCAGCTGACCGCCGCCATCAACAAGCTCAAGACCGCCACCCTGGCATCCCAGCTCCTGGGCCTCTTCGGTCCAATCGCTGGCTCTGGCGTCCTCGGCCCCAACCAGCTGAACAAAACCTTCGCTGGCGTCCCCGGTTCTGTAACCGAGGCCAACTTCCTGAACGTGGCCAACGTTGTCGCAACCAAAGCCACGCTCGGTGAGCGCGGCGATGACCTCGACAGCATCGCCATGCACTCCAACGTGGCCTACTACCTGCAGCAAGTCGGGATGCTGACCTTCAGCACCTCGGCCCTGTCCACAGGCGGCGCCATCACCTGGGGCGGCGGCGGCGTTGGCATCACCCAACCCGAAGCTGCCTACTTCGCAGGCCTGCGCGTCGTCATCGACGACCAGCTGACCTACCTGGCCGGCGGCACCTCCACGCACATCGTGAAGTACCCCGTCTACCTGTTCAAGTCCGGCGTGGTCTCCGAGGGCATCCAACAGGACCTGCGCCTGGCTGCCGACCGCAACATCCTGTCCATGCAGGACGTTCTGGCTGTGGACTACCACTACGGTTACCACATCACCGGCACCAAGTGGAACGTGGCCGGCGACAACCCGACCAACGCTGCCACCACCGGCAACCTGGCCGACATCGCCTCCTGGAGCCTCGTCTACTCCACCACCAAGCAAGTGCCCGTGGCACGCCTGCTTGTAAACACACCTTTTGATGTAACCGCGTACTGATCTATCAGTCCGTAGACACAAAAATGGCCCCCATAACGGGGGCCTTTTCTTTTGCTTTTACAGCCCCAATCGAATCTTCTCCTGCGCCCCAAACACATCCCCCGTATTCATGCTCATCTTGTACGACTGAAGAAACAACTGATTGATGACATCAAAGCTGACGACCATCATCTCGTGAATCTCTTGCGTGGAAAGACCTTCCTCCTCCCGCAACCGCCGAATTTCTGCCGCAACAGGTTCCAGAGCACGAATCTCCTTACCAGGCAGCACCGAAGGCGGCTTAGTCCCTACGCTGGTGTCAGTGTCAAATTGTTTGCGGGCAGGCATGAGCATGGTGCGTCTCTTCGTACTACAGGATAACCGCCGCACGTTCCTTGATGTCCCCTACGGCCAACATCTTGAAGCCCAAGCCGACCTTGAGATGACTGGAGCAAACGTCTACCACGCAGCCCTGCTCAGTACTCCACCCAAATCAAGAAATTGGCGACAGGCCAGTAGACTTAATCAAAGACTGTACTAGCCGTGCCTGCGACCATCGACGCCACCCTTGGAGGCCCCACGGCCAACTCGTTCGTGACGCTGGCGGCTGCCGACGCCTACTTCGAATCAGTTCCCGACAGCACCACCTGGGTTGCCAAGACCACTGACCAAAAGAACCGGGCCCTGATCTCCTCCACCCGCTGGATCGACTCCCTCAGCTTCTACGGCGACCGCTGCACCGAAACCCAAGCCCTCAAGTGGCCCCGCGACAACTACAAAGTTGACGGCATCGAACTGGCCTGCACTCTGATTCCCGCAGGCATCAACACCGCCACCTTCGAACTCGCCCGCGCCCTCGCTGACGACACCGACGCCATCACTGGCACCACCGGCACCACCGGCATCTACGACGAAGTGGAACTAGGCGACCTCCGCGTCAAATACAACAAAACCAGCCAAACCAGCGGCGTCATCAACAACGTCTTCGACGTCTACCCCTGGCTCCAGTCCTACCTAGGCCCCTACTGCCTCGGTGGCGCCGCCAACTACGCCGTCCGGCTACTCCGAGGCTGACATGGGCCTAATCGACACCACCTTCGCCTCCATCCCCGCCTCCCTCCTAAACGACTGGGGCCAATCCATCACGTTCATCAAAACCACCACACCCCGCACCTACAACCCCACGACTGGCGTAGTGACTGGAGCCGACACCAACGTGACCGCCAAAGCCTTGATCTCCCCGCTGTCTTCCCGCGAGTCCGAGGGCCTCTACCAAACAACTGACATAAAACTTATTCTCGGCAACGCCGAGCTTGGAACCTACTACCCCACCGAGGCCGACCGCATCCAATACACCCAAGCCGGCGTCACCCGCGAGGCCAAAATCCTCAACATCACCAGCTACCGAGGCGACGGCCCCATCCTCCACACCATCATCGCGAGACCCCAATAATGGCCAGACGTCGCAATGGTTTTATGCAGGTTGCAGAGCAACTAGAGGCGGGGTTTTTAGCACCCTTTATCGTCGGTGTCGCTCAAACTACGCAGGGAATTGTCCGAGAACTACAAGAAGCAGGCCCCACTTGGTCCGGTGAATTTGCCAACTCATGGGAAATTGCAAGCGCAAGCCAAGTATCCAGTGGTTCCGGTGCCCCCGGCGCCCCCGAGCGCCTTCTAGCTCCGGTGATTACTGTAAATGAATACAAATTTAAGCCTGAAGTTAAATACTACATTGCAAACAAAGCTCCCCACGCAGACATTGCTCTAGACCTCGCCGAAGGCAGATTCTGGCCCAATGGTGAGCCCCTTGCAACGAGAAAAGTTGTTACTTCTGGTAAGCGCCCCGCTGGTCCCCATATTCGTGGCGCTGTGCAAGCAGGCGAAGGAAAAGCAACTAGCTCCGCCCAACAGGACTGGTACGTTCGTTACATCCAAGAAAAACGCATTGACAAAGCAGTCAGTCTCTACATGGATCAAGCTCTACGCAACGTCAAACTATGAACTACCAAGCAATTCGCGCCGCCGTTGAAAACCCGCTGCTTACAGCGTTCGGCGCACTGGTGCCCGCTGTGCCCGTGTTCTTCGATAACATCACCGCCGCTCCAGCCAACTCGACCACCGAGTTTGTCCGCGTCAACGTCACCTTTGGCCTCACCAACGAACCCACGCTGACCAGCAGCGTAGACAACGCCCGTGGAGCGATAATCATTCGCATCTTCACCGAAAAAGGCCGTGGCCCTGCCCGCAACCAAACCTTGCTAACCACCGCCGTCAACGTCCTCGAAACCCTCAACAACACCGCCAAAACAGCCACAGGCGTCTACTTTCGCGTCGGACAAATAAACGGCCCCACATTCTCTACAACCGAAGATTCTCCTCATTTCCTAGGCCGAATAGACACCTCATACGTGGCAACTGTTCTTTCCTAGGTGTCGGCTCCAATAGACGCTAACCTGTATAAAGCCGGGCAGTGCCCGCCCACGTAATCCACACTGGTACGCCCAATGGCCACCACCGTTCTGTCCGGCACGTCCGGCGCTCTCTACTACAAGCCCGCCGGCACAACCGGCAGCTTCGGTGAATCCGATGTCACCATCGGCACCGAGACGATTGTTGTTCAGCCCTATTTGAACTTCAAAGTCGGCGATCCCGTCAAATTCAGCGTCATCAACAGTCAAACCGGCGGCTCCGGCACCGGCACCGTCCCCGGCGGTCTTGTCGCGGATACTATCTACTTTGTAATTGCCTACACAGCCGCCACTGGGGCGCTGCAGGTAGCTGCAACTGCAGGCGGCGCTGCAGTCGATCTGACCGACGATGGCACTGCCGTTGCCCCCAACGAGTTCCAAGTCGCATATGCCGACTTTGCCGCTGTAGGCCAAGTCCGCGACTGGAGCTTCGAGATCTCCCGCGCCGAGATCGACGTCACCACGATTGGCCAAACCGCCGGTCAGTACGCACCTTTCCGCAGCTACATCAGCGGCTTTGCCGACGGCACTGGTACTGCAACGGTCTACATGACCAACGAAGACGCTGCCCTATCCAACCGCATGGTCGAGGACGTCCTCCAGCGTCAACAAATCGGCGCTGCCTTCAAGCTGTACACCGACCGCGTTTTTAGCGGCGGCACCGTAAGCGAAAGCCTGAGCCGTTCCATCGGTTTTGATGCTGTGCTGACATCTGCCAGCCTCAACATCAACCCCGACGACGCCCAATCGGTGACCGTCAACTTCCGTCCTGCTGGCACCCCCTCCTTCGACTTCGCTCAATCCTGATCGAATCAAGGCCCCTGCAAACCGCCCCAGTCCCCACTGGGGCTTTTTGCTGTCTATTCCGTTACAGTAGAAACACAACCTACCTTGTTGTATGCCAGTTCCTGTCCGCGCCATTGACCGCCTCCGCAAGGCCGCCAACCTGGAGCCAGCCAAAAAGATCGTCGAACTGTCAGACGGCAGTAAGTTCGAGATGTGGGTAGCCCCTCTGACAATGGCCGAGCGCGAACGCGCCCAAAAACAAGCCAAGTCCGACGACGCCAACGCCTTTGCCCTCCAACTGCTAATCGCCAAAGCCCTTGATGACACTGGCGCCAAGCTCTTCAACGTTGGCGAAATCGACGTCCTCAAAAACGAAGTCAAGGACAAGGACCTCCAGAACCTGATGCTGGCCATCATCACCGACGACTCCGAGCCCATGGACCCAAAGTCCTAAGCGCAGAGCTGCGCAAAGACAACTGGCTCATGCTCCAGTTCGGCATCGCCAAGGAACTCGGCATGTCCCTGACCCAAGTCCGAGCCATGACCCCCGAGGAAATGATCGGCTGGAGCGCCTACTTCCAGATCCTCAACGAGGACCAACAAAAGGAAATGGACAAAGCCAAACGCCGCCGCTAACCCCAGCGGCTTTTTTATCGCGTAAACTGAAGTACCAGATAGCACCTCGGCGCCGTGGTCACCAGAGCCGACATAGAAATTGCCGTACGCGGCGCGACGCAGATAACCAATCTTCAGCAGCAGATAAATTTACTGGCTAAAGGAGTAAATACACTAAACAAAACACTACGCAGTGGAACAGTTGCCAGCATTGATAATTTTAATAAAGCAGTAACTCAGTCGGATCGCGTAATGCGAGCGGCCGCTCAAGGTACACGGGTCCAAAAACAAGCTATTGATGTTTACCTACGCTCTACTATTGCAGCTGAAAAAGCTGAGAAATCTCTACAGCTAGCTATCCAACGTAGACGCAAAGAGCTGGGACTAGCTGCTGCCACACCAGCAAGAGGAGGCACTGGAGGTGCTTCTGGGGGACGTCTGGGAGGTGCTATCAGTGGAGGTATTATTGGCGGTTCGTTTCCTCTCTTGTTTGGTCAGGGGGGAGGAGCGGCAGCCGGC